AAAGGAAAATTTGGGTTCAGTTGTGTATAAAATTTATAAAAAAATTGATTTGATTTAATCAATTTTTATTTCATCACATCGCAACAGCACACAGAAACAACGATGGTGAAATCATGGGCACGTGAATTCGTTAAAGAATACGAAACTGATTTCGCTCCGAACATTGATTGGGAAGCTGCAAAGCAACAACCATGCGAGCCCGTATGGACCGAAATAAAAAAAGATGAATGGACATACACCATTGGCCAATGGTATTGGCCTCCTGGTGATAACACACCCACAGAAATGCGTGAGGTTTCATTCAAAAAATCCAACTTTCCATTCACCACAAGAAGGAGTCAATTGAAAACATATCGAATGTGGGTTGAAAATGGCAAAGAATGTCATGCAAGATACAATAGATCCACCATGTTGAAAGGAGATGATGACACATATTACATACAATTTACCACAAAACCGCACTAAGAATGTGTGTGTTGTGAAAAAAAACTAAAAAAAATGCATACTATTTTTTTTTATTATTTATAGTTAATAAATAATAACATGGCGGAACCAATTCATTTTAATGTAACATTCGAAAATGGATCCTATAAAATAAAAAACGGTCGCAATCTATGTTTAGAGTTTGAATTCATTGAAGACGAAGAAGAAGACGACGGTGGCACTGTATTGTATATTTCAAAAATATTCAAATGTGGGGACGGCCAATACACTCGCAAAGTGATAAAGTTGATTGAAGAAATGGCAAAATCCATTCCGGCTCCGCCTTGGTCACGCGTCGAATACATAAAATTGGAGGATGGTTCATCCATACATGTGTGTACGGTCGACATTGATTTGCGTTATTTAAAAATTTTAACGACTGGCGAATCATGGTATAATTCCTTCGGTTATAAATCTGCAAATCATGATGCCAATGTTGCACATAATGCAGTTATCATTAATAAACCGATGCACGAGTTATTATCTGAATTGTTTGACCCGGAATACATAAAAAAATTCAAAGTGAGGTTTCCTGAATTGAACACCGACATGACGGTCAAGGAATATGTTGCAGCGATGACGAAGGAGATTCCAAGGTCTGGAACTAGAAAATGCACAAAGGAACAAGAAAAAAGGGCGAGTTTATTATTCAAATTAGTTCATTTAATTGGTAGGAGTGAGATGTTGGAATACGATTTTAGATTACAAAAAAAGGTTGAACGGGGTTCAAATGCTTCACCCAAGGCTTCACCCAGAGCTTCATCCAATGCTGGGGGTGGCGCAAAAAGAACCCTGCGAAAATCACACACAAATTCAAGAAAAACAAAAACTCGCAAATGCATAAAATCTCGCAAATGCATAAAATCTCGCAAATGCATAAAACACAAAACGGTATAAATACACGGCACAAAATCAACCCATTAGACATGCAACAAATCACGTTTTATGATAATCGCGGTCGCGTGGAAACTGCGGTCATGAGTCCAGTGGTGTTCAGCGATGGTGTCAAGCGCTTCATTTGCACGCATGCGCACGTTCCCGAAGCATACTTACCCAGAGACGTGTACACCTTGAATGAAGAAACTAGCGAATACATTGAGATTGGCACATACACGATACACGAAACAAAATCAACGCAGTGGTTTAATGCATATGCAAATGTGTGGCAAGGCAGCCCAAGCACAAAATCCTACATTTTTCATGAAAATTGATTTTGACTGCATCATCTGCATGATGAGCACACGAATCAAGGTCAAAATCAATTACCATAAACAATGGTAGCCGAAGCAATATTCCTGACAATCATGTGCATTGTGTTTGTTGGATACATATTTGTTTTGCACTTCGCAAGACGAAACGAACAACGGGAGAGTTCAACATGACTTGGTTAAACAGTTTGAAAACTTTTTTAATCTCATTTTAGTGTATGTGCAATACAACACCAAAAACAACTGGAACCCTAGTCAAAACGGTTTCATATGGTTCACATGAAGCATTCTAAGCGAAGCAGACGACGCTAAAACCCCTTGACAATGCGCAGCTGTTTCCCGAATTTGAATCTCTCGGCGTCCATGGTGCGCCGCTGCAAATTGCATGCCAGACACGCTAAAACCACGTTGCCGTCATTGTGCCCCTGGTCATTGTCCACGCGGTCCAGTGTCCATTGACGCGGCGCCATCACGTCTTTATAAATCAACTGGCAGCACTCGCGACAGTACGCGCAGCGCATCTTACTTATTAATAACAATTCAATGGTTGCATCTAGAGAGATAATGGCGGATAAATCGAGAACGCCATTCGCAACGTCCTGTCTCGAGTACCCATCCAGCTTATTTTTTATTTCTTTTATGAAGAATTTTCTCTCTTCCAGACTCTGGTCATCTGCAATTAAGCGGCGCAACACTTCCATCTGCTTGTCATAATTGAAGAATGCGTCGTCAATTGTCCATTTCAGCGTGCGCGTGCGCTGCGGCTTGGGCTTGTTTAGCAGCTTATCGGCATTGCGCTTGCCTTCGATGCACACAACGTGCTTATTTGTCTCGGTCATATGAAATATATTTTAATAATATATATAAAATATCATATATCATACACGAATTTTCAATATGTCTCGACCCAAATATGACACACGTGAAAAATTGCAAAATCACCTTGACGATTTTTTTCGTAATAATCCCACACATAATTTTACACATTTAAGCGACATGGGAATTACATCATTGTTGGGAGTAAAAATTCCAGAGTTCATGACATATTTGTCATTGAGCCATAATCAAATTACTTCATTGGAAGGTATTGCATTTCCACCTAATTTGAGTGTATTGCAGGTTCCAATGAATAAAATCACGTCACTGGCCAACGTTGCATTACCACCCAAATTAACCGATTTACAACTGCAAAACAATCAAATCACATCGCTGGAAGGCGTTGCATTTCCACCTGGGTTGGTTTCATTAGACTTGTCAAATAACAAAATCACTTCCTTCGCGGGCATGCAGTTTCCATTGTCGTTGTTCAGTTTAAAACTTGCAGGCAATCCGATTGACGTGCGAACCGTGTCCGAACTAAAAAATCCGTCTCCGTTTGTGATTCGCGAGATTGTGGCCGCATTCCCAGAAACCGGACCGCACTTCCAACACATGGAGGAACAAAAGGAAAAAATTGTTGATCGTTTGCTCGAAATGGTTCATGACCTTTACAAACAGAAAGGAGGTAGAAAAAACAAGACATTACGAAAACAATCTCGGAAAATCATGTAAAAAAAGTATAAAATAACCAATGGATATCGCGATTTTAAATATCAATATTGAATAAAGTGCGCGTGAAAAATGTGTAAGAGTTTTGAGACATCGATTTCAACATTTGCATTTTCACTCGCATGCGTGGCAGTGTCCGCGTCAATGTGCAAAACGAAAGAGGTGTATTTTGCATCCGCATTCATTTTAACATTTTCACTCATTCAAATTATAGATGCCGGCATATGGTGGAGCATCACTCGTGGAAACAAGGCCGTAAACAACCTTCTATCGCGATATGCAACCCCGGCTGTATTGATGTCCGAACTTTTAGTCAGTTACTTCGGTGTAAAACACATATTTGGTTGGAGCAACCGGCACTTTGAATGCGGTCTAGCCACATTCATAACCGGCGCATTGGGTGCTTGGACATTCAAATACTGCAATGATGCAAATGCGCACACATTGCCTCACATCGACGGTTATCTGCACTGGTGTGGAGTTGAAATTAACAAAGTGGTTCGCATTTTATTCATCTTCTTCTTGTTGTATCCAATCCTTGTTGGGATGCCGTCCAAATATGCCATCATGAAATGTGTAATCACCGTGCCGATTGTGGCCACATTTATTATGAATTTCATGAACCCCACATTTGGGTCGCGCTGGTGCTGGTCTTCCAACATAACATCCGCATTGTTGCTGGCATATTCCGCGATGCTAGCAAATGTATAAAATAACTATATAAATGCATCGCTTTAATATAGTTTAACTTTCAACATACAAGTTGTGTGGAACATGGATGCGCAACTGAGTGAATTGTCGAAATCGTTGGATGCACTGCGCGCAATCAATGCGGAATGGACAAACGACATTGATTTACACCGCGAACATCTCTCTAATCTCTTTGAACAATTTGGAGATGAAGACATGCTTCTCGTCATCGAAGACATGATGCATCACCTAGACGCCTACATTTGCGCCAACCCGTTGGCATTTAGCGCGCCAGACTTCCATGAGTCTGTGCGCGACGTGTTGCACGAGTATTTTGAGGGCACAGAAGCGTTTGAATTCTCGGCCACGATGGACTTGGAGGCGGATGCGCTGTGCCGGTTCTGCGAGGCCCTCTATTTCAAATGGATTGTCCCAGCGCGCGAATGCGGGACCACGTTCATACGAAAGCCGCCCAATGTGCCGGTCATTGATGCGAAGCTGGCGCACATACGGGCCAAGCCGCAGCCCGACCAGCGAACCGATGAGTGGTACAAGTTCAGGCACAACCTGCTGACGGCCAGCAACGCGTGGAAGGCGTTTGAGAGCCAGGCGTGCATCAACCAGCTCATTTACGAGAAGTGCAAGCCCTTAAAGGTGCATGAAGAAACGGAATACGTGAACACGTCGTCAACCCTGCATTGGGGTCAAAAATACGAGCCCGTGTCGCGCATGGTGTACGAGCACCTGTATAAAACCAAGGTGGCCGATTTCGGCTGTTTGCAGCACGACAAGCACTTGTTTCTGGGTGCGTCGCCGGATGGCATTAATGTGGACCCAGCGTCGGAGCGATACGGGCGCATGTTGGAGATTAAGAACGTAGTGAACCGCGACATCACGGGCACCCCGAAGAAGGAGTACTGGATCCAAATGCAGCTGCAGATGGAAACCGCCGACTTGAACGAGTGCGACTTCTTGGAGACGCAGTTCTCCGAGGAGGGGGAGGGGGACAACGACAACGACATGCATGAACACAAAGATGCGGTGATGACCGGGACAATGATTTATTTCATGAAGGACGGCAGACCGCACTATGAATACGAACCGATTGGCTTCAATCGGGGTGAAACCGAAGCGTGGTTCAACAACGCCATGGAGCGAAACCAGGCGCACATGTGGATGAAAACCATTCGCTGGCGTCTGGAAAAGATGAGCTGCGTGTTGGTGTTGCGAAACAAGCTGTGGTTTCAACACGCAATCCAAGTGCTCGACGACTTGTGGAAAACGGTGATAAAAGAGCGCAGCAATCCGGAAGGGTATGAACACCGTGCGCCGAAGCGGCGCATTGCAGCCTCGCCGCCGACACCAACAACCGCCGCAACAAATGCAAGCGCGTCATTCATGCATGCATGGCTGGCATCACACCCTGCAAATGCGGACACGGAAACAGCCACGCAGACAGCCACGCAGACAGCCACAAACAATCACGCACAAACCGAGAGAAAATGCTTAATTGACATGTCCGAATTGGAATAAAAATAAAAATTGAAACATATTAAAGTATATTCATGTATATTATAGTAATCACGAAACGCAAATTCATCATTTATTCATTCAACAAACAAACAAACAAATAAACAAACAAACAACACAATCAAACATGCAAAACCCCGACCTCATGCAGAAAATCTACAAATTGCATCCAAAGAGTGATGACGAAGAGGAAGACATGGACGAGCACACGAAAGCCAACACGCTTGCAAACGCCGGCAATGAAGAACTGGAAGAAGAATCAGACGCAAGCAGCCACACTGGGACCGAAACCGACACTGATGCAGAAGGAACAATTTCAACTGGAATGAGCGATGACGATGACGACGATGAAGATGATGATGAAGCGATGAGCGACATGGACATGGATGAAGGAGCCCCGATTGAAACCCCGGCCATGCTTGCCAAAAAAACGGCGACGGCAGCATCTGTGAACGCGAATTCGGATGCGAGAAAGAAGGCAGTCATTGCGAACAAACGGGCGATTGCGTCGTCCAAACCGCCCAAGGGCAAGGCAACCTTGCAAGACATTGAAACTCTTCAAAATTCATACGACGACCTTGCTCATGAAGAAGACGACGGAGACAGCGATGATGTGTCGGATGATGAGGAAGGTCCCGACAATTATTTGCGCAAGTTTGAGAGTGAAATGCACGATAATTACATCGCGACGTGCCATCAAGAAATGATGCATTTAAACAATGCAGAGGTGAGCGCACTTGCGCGCGTGGTGCGAAACGTCGATGGCGTCATCGTTGATGCCATGCACAAGACGATGCCATTCCTAACCAAATACGAGAAAACGCGCGTTCTGGGTCAGCGCGCAAAGCAATTGAATCAAGGCGCGCAGCCGATGATTCCCGTCGATAAAAAAATCATAGACGGATACTTGATTGCGCAGCTAGAACTGCAGCAAAAGGCGCTGCCATTCATCATACGTCGGCCTCTTCCTGGTGGAAAATCCGAGTACTGGCGTTTGGCCGACTTGGAAATCATTTAAATGCATCAATTCATCAATGCATGCGCATGCCATAATCAAATGTTTTGTTTTTTATTGATGTATTTCATATACAAACAAATCAGTATGACAAAAAGTAAAAGAACCGGCATTGTTCCATTAAAAAAAAAGTTTCCACCGGGTGGTGTAGGTGCACGAAACATTGCACTCCACAATAAAATCGCAATACACGCATTAACCCCATCGTTTGCACAGTTTAATCCATACAACCCATTCAATCCGTTTTGGAAAACCGAAAATGTGCTGTTTGATTTAGAGTCATTTTCAAAACCCAGTCTCAATATCCCCGTCAAATATCAGTATTTGATGCAAGCTGCCGCCACTCGATGGAATAAACATATAAGATTTTCGGATGAAGTGGTTGACATCATACGGAAACGGGTTGGTGCATGGAACGGAATTTACATTCATGAATATCGCGAATCTACTGCGACAGATGAAATGTACATGTATGGGGAAGTCGTATCCGAACCATTGACCCACACACATAATACCCCATCCGAACTATTTTACAAGTTCAGCCTAACCATAAACCCAACATATGTCCCGAAATCATCGGACCAGTTATTGGACATGTTCACTCGTTTATTGGGGAATGCAATGGGATTCAACCCCAGTTCAAGTTCTAGTTATAGTGCAAACTGGTTGTATGCTGGTTCAGTGGGGGTGTATTATAAACAATATGCGTCACCAGGTGACACTGCCATTAACACGAATGGAGGTGCCGTAAGGGGGTTTACCAGAAGAAGTATGCCGACTTTGATAGATGCATATGAAAAATACAACGGAACCCTTGAAGGACCACCCCCAAACAAAATCGTCAAAGGGGTTATTGCAGATGGCATACCGATGGGGCGAACCAACTCGTTTAGTTATTATTATCATAAAGTTCCTGTAAAATTTAGCAACAACAATGAATTCTCAACAAATTTAGTGGGCAATGATCCAGCGGCCATGTATCCACAATACGTCAAACTCGGAATTGTGAATGAAGTCATGTCGGTTGATTTTCACGACTTGAAAGCGTACATTAGTGATCTCAGTCTTGGTTTTTTTGCCGATTTGTATTCGGTCATTAATAACAAAAAAGTGTTCACCTATCACAAAAAGGGTTCAAATGAAATTGAAAACGTGCAACACGTTAGAGAAAGCGTATTTGGAATAATTTTCAACTTAGTGAACGGGCAACCCGTGAAAAATGATGATCCGCCTGATGTGGATGGCGGCCTCTAATTTTGTCAACACTTCCAGCGGTTGCCTTCAGCACTTCCAGCGCTTTCCGCAGTCGATGCAGGTGACAAACGTGGTCATGGGTTCATCCGCCGAACGCGTCTGCAGTTGGTAGTAGGTGCATTTCGTGGAGCGGCACTTGGAATTCGGGCACGTGAAATTGTCGGTGGATGCTTCCACCTTGGTCTCGTATTTGTGCTTGTCGCGCAGCTGCTTTGCCTTAATCAATGTAATCCACTTGTCGGGATGCATGTCTTGATGCGTCATGAACGCCAGTTCGTGCGCTTTGATTTGTTTGGACCCGATGAGCTGCATCACGTGGTCATTGGCCATATTGATGCACACGGTGCGCAAGCGGTCCGCATAAATCTGGACGAAATAGCCGTTGTCCCATTTTTTCACGATGTTTTTGGTGTCGGATTCGCGCAGCGTGTAATTGTAGATGCCGCGCTCCAAATTGAGAGCCGCATTTGCAGCCGCTTCGGGAGTCATTTTCACCACAGTTGTGAAACGGGTTATGAGCTTGGCGCGAACCTTCTCTCGAAACGCATCCGGTTCGGCAATTTGCAAGGCAGTGATGGAATAAGAATTCGGTGCAGCCGCCATGATTGAATTTGTGTGTCTTCTGTTTCTATCTAAATACAAATATTTGTTGTTTGTCTTTATTCAATTTTTTATAAAATATAAAAAAATGAAG